TGCACCCTGTACTGGTTCTAACCCAATAATTTCTCTAGCTTCGTTTCTAGTCATAATTCCTTCACGAACTGCTGATGTTACATTTTCATAAGTCTTTCTTTTTCTTTCTGCTAATGCAGGAATAGAATCTATATCAAATTCAAGTTTAAGGTTATCTCCAAACATTGGTACTAACCATTCATTAAAGTCTGATGATATTTTTCTTAGATGAGGAATTATTGTTTCTTCATATAAAGCTAACCTTGCTTCAGCAACATTTGAATAAGTTTGTGCATCAGGAACTCCTACTAATTGATTTGGAACACCAAAACATAAAGCTATATCTGTGGTTGCCATATTCTTTAATGCATGAAAGTCCATATCTTTGGGACTAAGACCCATCTCTTTCCAATCAAAGTCACCTTCAAGCAACATTGGTCTACCAGCATTACCAGCTCCACTAAATCTGTTATTAAGGTCAGTGAGTAATTGTTGTCTTTGTGATTCTGTGAGATTTACAGCAAACCCTGCGTCATCTTGTGGTTTAAATATAACAGCACCACTTGGTCTTGCACCATTTTGTAATAGATTAACATTGTGTTTACTTGCCATATTAAACTGGTCTACTTCCACAGCGGCAGCACTCATTGGACTTAATCCATAGTAATCATCTAGTGGATTCCATAGTTTTACATGCTTTACTTCACTAAAACCATTATCTTGGTCAACTTCATATGTTTGTTGTATTCTGCCATTAATAACATATTCATACTTATCAGGAATAGCAGTTCCGCTTCCCTTGATATTAATTCTGTCAGGTCTTAATTGATGCAGTTCTTTAGGCGTACCAGTGACACCACCTACTTTAAGGATGTAAGCATTACCACTAAGAAGCACATAACCAAATAAGCTATTAAAAAACTCTGAGTAGGATTGAAGAGGATTGGGTCTGTTAAGTAGGTCAATGAGAGGGTGTCTTTCAATTATCTGTTCTCCTGATTTTATGATAAAAGGTACAGCACTTGCACCTTTAGATATTTCGTTTACACATCTGTAAACAATTGCGTTCTTTAGATAACCTTCTTTTGCTAAGTCTTGATACTTATAGCTTTTAGCTTCTTCAGTACCAACACCAAAGTAGCCCATCATGTTTGAATTTTTTTGTTCTTCAGGTTTATTATTAAATAACCTTTGTAGAAATGTTTGTTGTGCCATCAGCTTATTCTCCAGTTTACTTGTCCTTTAGATTTGCTTAGTTCGGTTAATCCCCACACTAAGGCATCCAATCTATCAGGTGAACTATTTGTTTCGCCAGTATAACTGCACATTTGCTGTTCTAACTCTGAGAATACATCCATATGATGAACTCTCCTTTGTTCATACAAAGCTGCTATTGGTTCTGCTCTAAGGATTTTACCTCTTGTTGCTCTTACACTTCTATAAGAAACATTGTTGTCTATATTCCTAATAAGCCTTTCTACCAAATCGCCACCATTGTTCACTTCAGCTACTATTCTATCAGCTTCCCATTCATAAAAAGCATTAATAGCTATTCTACCCCATTTATCAGGGGGATGTCTTCCTGATAAGTCCTCTAAGACATAATAATGATTATTAAAGTCTTTTCCTACTACTACTATACCTGTTTCATCAGAATTTGCATTAGCTGTTACTGCTGGGTCAATTGCCACTATGATTTGTTGTAAGTCTTTATCTTCATGTACTCTTGCTTCATCAATCAATTGTGGCTTCCATAAAGCACCTTCAAAGGCATCAATTATCTCTGCATATAGTTCTTGTCTACCTAGATTAGTTCCCTCATATCTTTCTCTAAGCATATTTAATGCTGATTCAGCTAGATTGTCCTCATTTTCAAATGTAGAACCACTTGTAACATGTACATCATCTCTACTGACTAAATCTTTAATTAATTGATTGGGTTTAGGAGTTGTGGTTATTACACACTGGGGATTATCACCCAGTCTTAAACCAAACATTAATTGGTCAAAGGCTTCAGGATATCTCCATGATGCAACTTCATCACACCATGCTCTATGATATTGTGGTCCTCTAAGTCTTTCAGGTTCTTGAGCAGCAAAACCAGTTATCTTAGAACCATTCCATAATCTTATTTCAGATACACTGGATGAGTAGCCTTTTTGGTCAGGTGATTTTAAATAACACTCTTCAGGTATTATTTTAAGAAGACCACTGTTACCACCAAAACATACTCTTCTTAAATCTCCGTGTGTAGGAGCAACAACAGCACAACTAACATTTGGATTTCTCATAGCATACAAAGCTATATCTTCTGCACCTGTTCTTGTTTTACCCCAACCACGACCTGCTAATATAAGCCATATTAGATAGTCTTCTACTGGTTCAGGAGCTAGTTGTTTTTTACGAGATAGTTTTAGCCACTCAGTGTAATGATTCGCTGTCGCTGTTAAGGCGTTCTGTTTTAACAGTGTCCAGTAGTTCCATGATTCTGTTAAATGCTTCTGCTTCTTTAATAGTTGATTGGACATTTATATTCTCGGTTATTTCTCCCATTGAAATCTTAGCTAGTTTTTGACAAGCTAGTAATGAGTTGGTTAATGCTAGAATCTGTGTTGGTGGTAGAGGATTTGTTTTATCATTCATTGCTTCTTGATTTAATTCTAAATAATAAGTAATTTGGTCAATCACTTCATTTGCTTTAGTCATAAATTTATCGTCAAACCTTACTGATTCTTTAGCAATTAATTTTTGTCTTTCTGCATTAATCTTATCTTGCAACTCCATATTAAATTGCTCTCTTAATGCTTTCCAACCCTCACCCTGTGATGCTCTGTATATTGTTGCAGGAGCTACGTTGTATTTTTTGATTAAATCTTCTATGGAATAATGCTGTCTCTCACCAGTCTCTAACTCTATACCTTGCACAAACTCAGTTCTCAAGATTGTTTTGAGTTCTTCAGTTAACTTAGTTTTTGTTGATTTTTTAGTCATTACATATCGGATATTATCACAAATTAATCCAATTCGTAAAATTAAAAACACTAATAATCCATTTTGTATTGACTTAAATTTTTATTACAAGTATCTTGTCTAACCCATAAGTAAAAAACAAAGAGAGGAAAACATGTCAATAGAATGTCTAAACAAAGCACTAAAGATTCAGTTTGAAGGTCAAACACCAACTAAGAGATTAATACTAATACTACTTGCTAATTACTGTGATGATGAGAACAGTTGTTATCCAAGTTATTCTCACATAGCAAAGTTGGCTGGTCTAAAAGACCCAAAACATATAGCAAGAATTATTAAAGAGTTTGAAGACCTAGGATTACTTAAGATTCAAAAACGATATAAAGAAGATGGTGGTAACACATCAAACAGATACTTTCTTACTCTTAAAACAGAAAATATAGACCCTAGGGGTCTACAGACCCCCACCCCCCCTGTACTGGACACCCCCACCCTAGGGGTCTCCACACCACCCAATACTAAAGAAGAAACTAAAGATGATACGAAAGAATATATGTATGACTTTAAAAAGTTTTGGTCTCTCTATCCTAGAAAAGAAAAAAAGGCATTAGCAGAAACAAGATATAAATTAGTCATTAAAAAATATGACCAAGATAAATTAATTGAAATGTTAAATAGATTTATAAATGACATTCAGTTTAAACAAATGGACAAGAAATATATTCCTCATTGTTCTACATGGTTATCACAAAAACGCTATCTTGATTTTGAAGATTACGAGATGCAAGAAGTCGCACCTGTTCCATCTGTCTCAGAAGATAGTTCTAACTGGTATGATGATTTAAAACTAGGTTAATTATGAAAAATCCTTACAGAATTACAGAACCTTCAATTATTAGTTTTAGTGGTGGTAGAACATCAGGATATATGTTAAAAAAAATATTAAACGCTTTTGGAGGTAAATTACCAAAAAAAATAAATGTTGTTTTCACAAATACTGGAAAAGAAATGACAGAGACTTTAGATTTTGTTAAAGAATGTAGTGAAAAATGGGATGTCAATGTTGTTTGGTTAGAACTTGATGTAGATTACTCAAAAGAAAAAAATGACATGATTTTTTATAAAGAGGTAAATTATAAAACAGCTAGTAGAAATGGTGAGCCTTTTACAAAACTTATAGACCACTGGAATATACATAGAGAAACAAAAGAAAAAAATAAAGTATATAAAGATAAGGGCATAAGTTTTTTACCAAATCCTAGAGCAAGATTTTGTACCGACTATTTAAAAATAAGAGCAATTCAAAATTTTGCAAAAGAACAAGGTTACAAGCAATGGACAAATATATTAGGTTTAAGATATGACGAACCTAGAAGAGTTCATAGTCAAAACAAATACTCAACTAAAAATAGAATGTCATACATGCCAATGTATGATGCAAAAGATAGTATTTTAGATGTACAAAAATTTTGGGAACAAAGTAATTTTGATTTGAAGTTACCAATAATTAATGGTGAAACACCTCATGGAAATTGTGATTTATGCTTCCTAAAAAGCCATAACAAAATAGTGCAACTAATTAAAGAAAAACCGTCAAGAGCTGAATGGTGGTCTGAAACCGAAAAAAAAGCAAAAAATGTTTTTAGAAGAGATAGACCTTCTTATATTGAATATATTGAAACAGTAGATATTCAACCATCATTACCTTTTGATGATGATGGCATGGATTGTTTCTGTCACGATTAAAGGTAAAAATCGTTAGGTTCTACTTTTCCTTTTGTAAATTTATGTATCGCAACCATTTCTGTCTTTCTTGGTATACGAGATTCTAAGATGTATTTTGAAAGACCACCCTGTGACAATCTATGTCCAGTTTCTTTTTCCATCTCTTTTATAAATTTATCTTGTGTTAATTCATGTTCGTTTAAATATTCTCTTAATTTCATACCTTCACCTTTTGTATATTACTTATTGTATTGAAACCCAAATTGGATTATACTCCATAAGGTAATTAAATGATATATAAAATGAGGACATAAAATGACAAACACAGAACTCCACCAAGACCTTAAAAATAGCATAGTCAAACTTAACAGTGGTATGCATATGATTCATCATCCTTTGTATGTAGGTACTTATTCAGAACATCCATTTATGAATGAGATGGCAAATAATTCATATCAAGAAAAAAAGAAATGTTTACAAAGATATGTAGAACAAGAAAAAATAGAATCAGCTATTAATATAATAGAAAGACCTTACAGAGTTCAGTCAACTATGGAAGCATTGCGTTCATGGTGGCAACCTACTAAAGATGATTACTGGGATTTAATATCTTGGCTTTGGCAGGACACAGAAAACGTATATGAGAACTTAGATACTTGGATTGAACTGCTAACCTTAGAATTTAGTGAGCCACAGCTAATGATGAATAATAAAGAGACAGAGGTATACAACAACCTACCTGAAACTATAAAGGTCTATAGAGGTGGCGTAGATGACAAAGGATTATCATGGAGTCTTAGTAGAGAGAAAGCGGAATGGTTTGCTAACAGATTTGATTATGGATATGAGGTCTTTGAAAAAGATATAAAAAAATCAGACATACTCGCATACCTGAATGGAAGACAAGAGCAAGAAATAATTTGTAATGTGGACTACTAATATTCCAAAAAGGGTGTATACTAATCCATAAAGTAATAAAATGAGGACATAAAATGAATACCAATAATCCTTTTGACCAATTTGAAATAGAACACTTATCAGCCAGTTCTATAAATCTATTTATACAAGACATACCTTTATTTATTGTTAGGTATCTTGCTAAACATAAATCACCAACTAATCCTGCAATGCTTAGAGGAACTGTTATAGACCATGCGATTGGTAATAAGACATCAGTTGCAGAAGCACAAAAAGAGTTTATGGCATTGATGAACTATGAAAAGAAACAAGGTAATGTATTTGATAAAGAGAAAGCAGATACTGAATACAACAACATAGAAAAGTATTTAGAGGTTGGTTTACCTTTTTATAAAGAATTAGGTGAACCAATAAGTTATCAAAAGAAAGTAGAACTTCAATACGAAGATTTACCAATACCAATTATAGGATATGTTGACATGGAATATTCTGATTGCATTAGAGATATAAAAACTACTGCAAAAAGACCATCAGCATTACTACCACCAGTTCAAAGGCAGATTGCATTATATGGTTCTGCCCTAGAAAAACATGCTTATGCAGATTACCTGTATGTGACCAAAACGAAAGCAGAGGTCATTACATTTGAGGTAGATGATATAAACATGAGATTAAATGAGGTGTACAGGGTTGCATCAGCAATGATGAACCTTTTACAAAATAATGATATTAACTCTTTGGTAGACCAGTTCTATCCTGACTTTTCCAATTGGATGTGGTCTGATTCTGATAGAACAGTTGCTAAAGAACTATGGAGAATAAAATGAAATCAACAGATACATTGATAAATGCTTTGGTTAAGGCACAACAAGAAATTGACCATGTAGTGCAGGATGCTAATAATCCTTTTTTCAAAAGCGACTATGCGAGTTTGAAAGAGGTTATTGATTCTGTTAAGAAACCTTTAAACAGCAATGGTATATTGCTTCAACAAGTAGCACACGATTGCGAAAATGGTGTTTGCGTTGAGACAGTATTTCATGGGCATGGTGGCAGTCTTTCAACAGGCAAGGTCACAATACCTGCTGCAAAACAAGACCCACAGGCATATGGTTCAGCATTAAGCTATGCAAAAAGGTATTCATTGCTAATGGCTTGTGGAGTAGCAACAAGAAAAGAAGATGATGATGGTGAAGGTGCTATGCAAAGAAACAAACCAAAAGTTATATCAAAAACAGTTGAAGAATCATCTATACAAACACAAGACCAAGGTAACTTCTAATGGAAGTGCCACAAAGCATAGAAAAGAAGTCTAGAAATAAATACACAGTTGATGACTGTGTATTTATGACACTTAGGTCAGGATATTTAAAAAACAATTGGCTTATGTTCCATGAGATTCAACAAAAGATAGTTAATGCATATGCAGGTTGGTTTGGAGAGGAGTATGCTCGTAAAAAAAGATTCTATGGAGAGAACACTATTTCTGCTTGTATTAGAAACATGCGAAAAGATAAGTGTAGAGAATTATATGACTTACCTAGATATGGTGAGATTGTAATAAAAAGAAAAAGACATAACAGTAAAGGTTATGAATATAAATTTAATTTAAAAGGAGAATAAAATGGCAGAATATATTAAGAAAGACAGAAAAGGTACTATGTGGAAAGAGAACAACTCTAAAGTTATTTACAAAGGTTCTATACATCACAAGAAAGACCCTTATGATGAGAATGAGACTGGGTTTGATAAATATTATTCTATACTAAAAACAACTATGAAAGATAAATATGGCAACCCAAATGATAAATACGAATTAGTACAATCTGTTGGTTTATTATATTTAAAAGATGGTAATGCAAATCAAAACGCACCTGATATTGGTGGACCAGTTACAGTAGATTTGGGTAATGGCGAAACAGTAAGTCAGAAGTTTGGTGGATGGGTGAATGTAAATGAAGAAGCAGGAACTAAAACACTATCTTGTGGACTGGTTGATGCAATAAAAAAAGATGTATCTGAATCACCATTTCCAACTGAAGAACTAGATGATGATATGCCCTTCTAATGAAGTATTTATCCATATGTAGTGGCATAGAAGCATGTTCTGTAGCTTGGCATCCTTTAGGATGGGAAGCTATAGGATTTGCAGAAATTGAAGAATTTAGGTCAGAGGTGTTAAAGTACCATTATCCTGAGGTAAAAAATTATGGGGATTTCACAAAAATCACAAAAGAAAAAATCGGATGTCACGCAGATGTCCTTGTGGGCGGCACTCCATGTGCAACCTTTAGTATTGCAGGACTTAGGAAAGGTCTTGATGAAGACAGAGGAAACCTCGCACTTGAGTTTATTAAACTC